GCTATGGGATTCCCAGTAGCCTGGATATTAGCGAACGTTAGAGAGTCGAGATCTAGGTTCTGCAGGTTGGTATAGACCCTGGGCGACTTCTTGTTGGCATCTGGTAGTGGCATATCGATCACCCTAGTAGTCCGTTCCACTCAGATTTGACACTGAGCCTGGCAAGCTGCACCAGGATAAGCCTTCGAAGCTCGTCCTCGTTGAGCATCTCGATACTAATTGGGTTGCCAGTGTTGATCATGTCGTCATCATCGGCAGCCAGAGCCTCTAATGTGGTGTTCTTTAGCAGCTTATACACGCGAGGCGATTCTGCCGGGGCATCAGGAAGCGGCATCCTATCACTTCAATTGCTTCGCTCGAGACTTGCAGATACGCTCTATCGAGTCGAGGTCCTTTGTGGAGATGAATCCTCGAAGAAAGAGCTTCTTTGCTTTGGCCTCGATCTCACCGAGTCGTCGGCGTCCTGCCGCTTTCGTGAGTCTTGGCATCTCCATCACCTCAAGCATTGGTTAGGAACTGTGCCTTGTAGTTCAGAGCGACGGGGATCGAGCAGCTTGAGAATGAAGGCTGCTGGACGATGGGACTGGTTGCAGCCGCTGTCCCAACGACGTTGCCCAGGGCATCGACGGTGAAGAAGCCCTGAGTCTCAATCTTGCTACCATCAACAGAAGTTCCCATGACCTTGATGATGCGATCCCCTTGAAGTGTGTCTCCAATATTATTCGAAGTCTGCAAATCCACCAGAACATTGGTCGCTCCGCCAGTGGGCGTCACCACAAAGATCCGAGAAACACCTCGAGCAGTGTAGCAGGACATTGCAGCCAGTCTCGATGCCGCTGTTGAGTTCATGTAGCGGACCTTATCGCCTGCCCTTAGTGTGTAAGGCTGGCAAAGTGCGGGTGAGCCATCGGTGACCGCTCCCTTGACTGCGTAGGGGATGAGGCAGGCAACGAGGCCCTGGCTCAATACGTAGCAGTAGCCTGCCCCATTATCTGAGGAAACTAGAGCGTGGGTGATGGTCTTGCCTGGCGCGAAGTCTCCGACGTTCTGTGCTGAGACTGTGTAGACGGTATCTGTAGTCAGATCCGACTCGGTTCCTTCAGCGAGCTCGGCTTTCAATGGAATGTTGGTTCCGTCAGAGCAAATCAGATTTCCCACGCAAGTGTTGGTCGCCATAGGATCACAACCTCACTCCAAGACCTAGGGGCTTGATGAGCTTGTTCGCTTCTCTGAATGGTTTTGCCATAGTCTTCCTGAAGATCTTAGCTCCTGCATTGAAGGTGATGGCACCTATTGCCATGGGGACAGCATTGGATCTCGCGTTCTGCATGATGGTATTCATAGCTAGAGAAGGCTCGTTGAGAATGTCGCCCAGGGAAATGACCCCGGCACCTGACAGCGTCATCGAAGTGACACCAAGGCCAGCATCAGCTACTGACTTGTAGCCTAGGTCTGTGGAGCCAGTGATTACGCCGTAAGGTGACGTTCCCATAGTTCCTTCAGTTAGGATTGCCAAATTCCCATAGCCGATCGCCATGTTGTACAAACTGATCGTCTTTGGGCTTCTTCGACGTGATTTCTTCGCTCGGCGGCGTGGCATATCCCGAGTGTTACAAAAACTCGCTAATAAATATCACTCTAGGTCTTCGAGACCTTTCTGAAACGTACCGTCGGGACCTCGGGCAGCTGCCTGGATCTCAATGGCGCCCACTTTGTTGCTTGCATACGCCTGGATCATCTGCGCAATCGCAGCTTGCACGGGGTTCACTGGATCGAACCCGCCCAGGACACTATCACCGAGCTGATCCATCGTCGCTTTGATGGCGAGAGCCAGAGTGGAGTCTAATTCTTGGACGGCTTCCTCGAGTTCTCGTCTAATCCAGAGAGCTAGGGCAGCGGAAGCAAGCAAATTCAACGCTGAAAGGACGATTAAGATGGTTATTGGGTCTACCATGTCCACCAACCGGGCGTCCTCCGTCCATAATACTACCCTAATCCCCTTAAATCACCCGTTTGAGCCTAACCCATCCCTGCGTCTAGGAGGCCACGCCGCACCGAACGTCCGAACCGGGGGTCGTTGACCTTTGATTGTATCGCGTTCCTGTTCGGAAGTTATTAATAACTAACAGGTCTCCCCTCAACACGGAGGGCAGCCAGATGGTACATCCCAGTTCCCGGATCAGGCTGCCTTCCAACGGGTGATAAAATGATTGATGGAGAAGCAAACTTAACCGACATATACGCTGCCTTGGACGCGATGACAGACGAGATACGGGGGATGAGGAGATACACTAGCGAGCTGTGTGGGTACCTCCGTGACTTCATCCTCATGGATATAGCCAGGAGGAATGAGTAATGCCCTTGAGTGACTGCCAGTGCGGTGACTGGGCGGACTTCGATCAGATGGAGCTTAGGTTAGATGGAGACAATATCATTTTCTGGACAGTCTATTGCCTACGTTGTGAGGCTATGGAGAGATTCATGGGCGAAGTAATCAATCAGCGACCTCGGGGTGAGTGAATGCTGCCAAAGGTCACTTACTGCAAGAAGTGCCACAAGCCTCAGAAGTCACGGAGGTACCCACACGGCTCGCTAGTCAGGCTCGTGACTCCTATGGGAACCCTATCTCTCGATTCCGGCCAGTGGTGCAGGTGTGATTGAATGCCTGGCATCAACGCGAACCTTTCCCAAGCTGCGTTCGACATTTGGGATCGCATCCCGAAGAAGGAGAGAAAGTCTCCAATGGGGGCGAAAGGTGCAGAGGGCCGATCCGCCTGGCTATCCTCCGTCATCATCAAGAACGAAGGATGGTCAGTTCGGTACAACGAGCTGCTTGATACCAAGATAGAGCTTGAGAAGTTGGTCCGAACGGCAGAGGCAACGATTGCCGATCTACAGAGGAGGATTCACGAATGAATAGACGAGATATGAAGAAACAAATTTATCGAGCCGTGGCCACTTTTCTCAATCAAGGAAATAGAGAATGGTCTTCGATTCCTAGTCTCTTTGCAGATATTGAGTTGAATGTCTTCCGTTCTCAAAAGCCGACCCGATCCGAAGAGGAAAGACTGCAAAATGTGTTACATGAAATCCGCATGGAATTCTATTCAAGGGGCGGGATTAAATGAACAGAAAATTGTCCATAATTTTGAAAAAGTGCCTTTCCAGCCCCTATTGAGGGGTGAAAAGTGGACTTTTCCTGGCTGTTCAAGGTAGATTGACACCGAATGCCTGAGCCCAAAGTTGCGCCACACTCGTGTATGCCTGGCCAGTTGCAGGATTGACTCCTGCTTGCTGCTGGTAGAGTGATGCTGTCTCCTGGATCGCTGCTTCCTGGGCTGCAGTCAGTGGAGCACGCTCGAACAGTCCTCTGAAGAAGTTCCAGAGGCCCGGGCCAAACTCATCTTTGTTCGCAGCCCACCAGGTGCGGACGTCAGCGATGAGGTCATTGAGATCGTTGGGAGTACCGAACAGGATCTCTTTGCCGGTCGCGATCTCTACCAGGGTGATGCCCAGGTAGACGTTCTGAAACGAGAGAGCCTGGTCAACAGCCTCAGAGAACTTGTCAATCTGGTACGCGCCTACCAGAGAGTCGAACATCTCGCGTTCCTTGTCCTGGAGGCTGAGGCGAAACTCGACGACCTGGTCCGGCTTGCGCTTGCTCATCACAGCACCCCGACGATTGAATCCCACAAGCTCTGACCGAGGCCCATGCCTAGGATCCAACCGAGGAGGAATGCCATTCCGTTCTTCTCGAGGATCTCTCGAGCCTTCTCTGTGAGGTCACTCATCAGGAACCGCCGGCCAGTTGTCTGCAGCAGTGTTGGCATCTGGATGTACTGTAATATCTCTGAGTGACTGGCGGTAGTCTTTCTTTGCTTGACTCATAGTTAGGTCTTTCAAAGCCCACCAGTCAGTAATTTCAAGACAATGATTCCGAATCGAGCGGACCTCTTCCCATGACATATCGAAATATGTTACATTGCCGTGCTCGTCGGTGATGGTACGGTATGGGGTAAAGTCGATCAGAACTTCACCCCCAAACGGACCCGGTTGCTCTGCGTCGGGTAACTATTCCCATTGTCAGATGCAGGAACATAAGTGGAATGGCTAGTGTCACTGTTCCTCCAGCAATTGTAACCTGTATTCGCTATATTCAGAGTCGGACCGATCCCTGGAATAGTTTGACCTGAAGTTCTGATGACCGGTCCAGATGACACAGCACTCAAAAGTGCGCAGTAGAAATAATTCGTATTTGCTTCTAAACTGATTGTGGCAGTAAAACTGGTAGTGGTTTGGAGTCCAGTAGAATCAGAAGCTAGAGTACCCGATCCGAGATATGTAGATGGCAGGCCGTCAGCGCCGACCGCGTAGAAACCATACTCAACGCTCGTGCCAGCTACGGAGGTATTGACATAGTGAGCTATCTCGGACAGGTCGCCTGTGTTGGGGCTGTTGAAGGGCCAAAATAAACGGTACTGGCCGCCCACGAAATCACTGCTCATCGACATGGTCCCCCAGGGAGGTGCTCCCGAAAGCTCGTTGTAGTAATCCGATGAGTACGTTCCTTGAGGGATCGAGAGGCCTCCTCCTCCCCCTCCACCAGCTTCGAGCAGGCCTGTCCACTCTCCTGCAGTTACCAGGCGTGCCAGGTTAACCAGGACCAAACGCCTCATTTCGTCCTCGTTCATCTCCTCTACAGCTATGGGATTCCCAGTAGCCTGGATATTAGCGAACGTTAGAGAGTCGAGATCTAGGTTCTGCAGGTTGGTATAGACCCTGGGCGACTTCTTGTTGGCATCTGGTAGTGGCATATCGATCACCCTAG